AATTGAACTACCAAAATAGTAACTAACAACACCCATTGATAGAGTAGTTAAACTCCCCACAATACCGCTAACTAGCATTTCCTTTTCTTTATTTAAGTCTTTAAATAAAATGAAATACCAAAATAAAAAAGTTGAACCAAGTATTAATAAAGCAAGTAAAGGACTTATTATTTTATTTAACACCGGTGCTTTATCACTTGTTGCAATTTGAACCTCCCGCTGCCTTGCTGAATCATTTTCCTTTTGTTGAATTTCCATTTGCTTAGTTGCTTCCTGCTCCATGACTTGCAAATGTTCATTTGTGGCTTTAATAAAATCTATCTTAAATTGTTCTTTCTCTTCTTTAGAAAGAGTTAGGTTATCAATTAAGTTACTGGCTGAGTCAACTAGCTTAGAAGCTCCACCCGTAAAGACGTTTTTTAATTTGTCTAATATTGGCATAATTAATTTATTTATTTAAAATGTTTTCCACCCTTTTAACTCATAATGAGGCGCATCCTTAAACCTCCAATCAATACCACACTCAATAACACTACTAACTTTTTTTACACAGTCGGCATAGTTCCTGAACAGTTTATCCGACCAGTCTAATTTTTTTGTTAATGGATTAATAAAAGCAATATCCCAAGCGAATGAAGGTTTATAGTTATGTGGGCTTTGCCCTGCTTTAGCTTGAGTTACTATTTTGCCCGGCTTTGTTCTACCTTGTGCATATAATTCCGTTTGCTCTTCGTTATCTCTATGTGTACAAGTTAAGAACGGTTGAGGGTCATTTGGGAACCGTTCTTTGTATAAAGCGGATGCTAAAGTGTGAGCTTCTGCGCAAACATGGTGTAAGTCTTTAATATCTCTTGATGCCATAACTAATTATTTTCTTCGTCTTTTTTAGGTGCATTTGGTTGACTTGGTAAGATAGCTACTCCTTGATTTGATTTGTTCAATCCGATTGCAGCTTCTATTTTATCAAGTCTAAAATTAATAATTACTTTGTCGGCATTGTTAACTATTTTATTCTCCCTTATTTCAGATACTAGATTATAGTACCCTACTAGAAAGGTAGTCATAAAGCCAGCTAACTTTACAAAGTCCTCAAATGTAAATTTTAATTTACTTAGTTCCATTTGTTTCAGGTTGAACTTCGTTTAATTTCTTTTGAATTAAATTATTTACAACTTGTAATTGATTGTTGACTTGTTGGCTTGTTGCTATTAGGTCGTAGGCAATTACCTTGAGTTCATCTATTGTTTTTGTTTCTAAATTTTCCATGCTGCAAATATAATTAATTAATTACAAACCTAAATAATAATCAACAGTGATTCTCCAAATAACATTTGTAGTAGCTGGAGCAACTATTGTTGTTGCCGTTCCTGCCGCTGTTGATTTAATTGGCGTAACTGTCATATCTCTTTTTTCAACTAAAGTTCCTTGCGCTGCTGCACTCGCATCAATAGAGTAAGCCCTAGAGCCGGGTAAGTTAGTTGTTGTAACTACTACAGGAGCTGCGGCAGCCGTTAATAAAGCTCCTGCAAAACGCTCAATCCTTATTTGAGTTATGTAATGATGTAGCCCCGTTGCTGCTGGTATTGTTGCGGTTACGGCTGCACCTATTGCGCCTGTGGTGGTAACGCATAGATTTGTTGGTATATTTTTTATAAAAGCTATACTCAATCCTTTATTTGCGGTTAACGCAACTATTGCAGTACCACTAGTATATGCGGTGGCTCTAACCCTTATTTTTCTTGTACCTGTTGGTATTTCAAAAAAGTAAGCCCCTACAGCAGTAGCATTTAAAGCAAATGACTCTGTAGATCTAACAAAAATAGGAAGGTCAATAAAGTTCACACCGTCTATTGAATAAGAAGGGGTTAGTGTTGCAACAAATGTACCTCTTACATCGAATGCAGCAAATGCCTCTCCCGATATATCTGTAACCACCTCAGCATTTAATGCAGCTAAGTTAACTGTTGCTGGTCTACTATCGACTAATGTTCCGCCTCCTATTTTATTTAAGTTTTGGATGTAGTTTCCAAACTGGTCTTTAATTTCTGCCATTTTATTTTATTTTTGATTGTTAATTTATTATTTGATAATCGATTTTAAAATTATTGGTTGTTGGTGCATCAAGGCAAACACGAACGTTAAATGATGTTCCGTTAACTATTTTACCATAAGTTACAAATGGTTTATAAAAATCTAACTCATCCATGTCTTTAGTTGATGACATTGCAAAAGTAATCAAAATATAGCTTGTAGTCAATACGCTAGTTGTATTAATAGTTATTTCTTTTACTGTTTCATTTACAAAGTTAACATTGGCTGTACCGCTTATTAAAGAAGATGCGCTTATAGTTCCACTAGCTATCAATCCAATACTAGACAAAGCATCGTACAAGCCTTGTACTGTTGTTACGGCTGCTGGTCTTGATACTGGTGTTGCATTCCAGAAGGCGAATAATTGATTAGTTGCAGTTCCTATCCTTGTACCTGTTGAAGTTCCAAATGTTATATTCTTTCCGTTAATAACATTCATAGCACTTGAATTAATAGTAATAGTACTTGAATCATTAATGGCTAGTCCTATTAAAGAGGTGGCGTTGAAAAATGTTTGTGTAGCACTACCATACAGAGCGTAGTTTGCTGTTGTTGGCGTTGTTTGATTAAACCAAATAGCAGACTGATTAGCACCGTAAGCACCTATTCTTGTTGTTGCTGTACCATCTGTAACCAACGCTTGACCATTAACACTTAATAGTGTTTGAATCGTTGGACTCGTCGCCAATACAACCGCACCGCTTCCGGTGGTGCTTGCAAATGATGTTGTTATTGCAGTTGAACCGCTTCCTGTTACAACTCCACTTAAAGTGATTGTTTGATTTGCTGTTAGATACGAACCTATTGGTTGATAAGTTGAAGCGGCTGTGGATGCTAATAAGTAAGGGCTAAGCGCAGAGGATGTAATGTAACCTAAACCAGTCACATAGTTACTTACTGCCTGAGTAGTTGGATATAAAGTGTTATTTAAAGTTGCAAAGTTAATTGCTTTGTTTGCCACATCCTCAGCCGTGAAGCCTAACAACGGTTGATAGGTAGATGCTGCCAAGGCACTAGTTAAATAAGGGCTTAACGCTGAACTTGTAATATATCCGGCATCATTCGTAAATGCGCTTACTAAAGTTGGAAAGGTTGCTAAACTTCCATCACCTCTTACATACTGTAATGTTGTTCCTGAAAATACAGCACCGCCCAAAAAAGATAAAGCACTTAATTGAGTTGTTCCGTCACCTAACTTATATTGACCCGTTTGAAGTAAATGAACTACCTGACCTTGTTTTAATACCAAAGTTGGATTGCTGGTAAACCATGCGCTGTTTTTATAACCTTGTCTTAAGTCTGCTAATGCCATTATATAGGGTCTATTACTGTTGTTGTATTTCCGTCAATAGTATCTATTATTTCTGTCAATTGTTCAACTGTATAGCTTTGCCCTCCAATTAAAGTAGCTATAACAGTACCATTTTGATTAACAATAGTTACTAATTGACTACTAGAATAAGTCGGCATACCGCTAACAGGTAAAGCACATACATCATTTTCAAATTGCTGTGATATTTGAATATCAAAGAAATGACCGCTTAATTCATGGTCGAATCTTTCTGTAAATGAATTTAAGCGTAAGTTTGAATTAATCAAAAAATCTTTAAATGAAGGACTGTTAATGTAGGTGTAAAAACCCTTTGCCATTTCTTTAGTATCACTCAATACACCTAATTCAATTGCTTCACCTTTATCAACTCTATCAAAGAAACCTATCTGTAAGATAGTTCTATCTAAACGGTCGGTTATTTCAGACTCCTTTAACGTCACAATCATAACCGGGAATCTATCTAATTTCTTTTCGGCATATTCCCAAAGGTCACCAAAAAAGAAATCATTTACCCTGTAATCATTCGCAGCGTACTCGGCTAGTATATCAACTATTTTATTTAATGTGTAATTCATTTACGATACGTTCCACCAATCATTATAATTTATTCTACTTGCTTCGCTCACTCCTATTGACGGGTCAATATTTGAATCAAAAACAAACGGGCTGCTAAATGCAACTTTAATAGGTTGCGTTTTATAAACACCACTATTCGATAAGTATTCAGGATATAAGCTAACATTTTGCTGAATGTATTGAACTAACATTTGTCCGTAATGTTCGGCGTAATTCATCCAAGTATCTGTAATTGATTTTAAAGTATCAGGGCTTACAGGGCTACTGTTTTCGCTGCTTTTCTCCATTACTCCCTTGTTCATGTAGCGATACTTAATAGCGTTACCAGCGTGAGCAACTATCATCCAATGTAAGTAATCAGAAATGTAGTCATCAATTAATGTTTTGTAATTAGTCGGTATTGGAGTTGGTACAGTCTGTAAAGAAGCTATAACATCACTCATCAACTTTTGATACAAGTCCGTACCAATTAATTTTTGTAAATAAATATCTTGCACTACCATTACAACAGGCTTAATGGTTTGCCAATCCACATTATCGTTAATAATGCTTCGTTCTTTTAAATTATTTTCAGATATTAATAATGCTTTCATTTCTTAACTGTTCTAACCTTTGTACGACCAAACCAAGCGTGTCGGCATTTGTTTTGAATCTCGTTACCGTCATTCCAAAACCCACCCGAATAATCCCAAGCGTTATCACCAAACTCGTTTTTAATTCTTTCGATTTGTTTTAATGTCAATGCTTTTTTATTCTCGTTATGCAAGTTGTACATATCAATACAAAATTGGCGTGTTGTTGGTAGTATAACCGCTCCCTTCACACCTTCGCGTTTGTCATAGTAGTACTCTGTATAAACCTCTTTAATTTCTTTATTCTTTTTATCTAAGGCTTTATCAGTTGGATTAAGACCGTTAACATTACTATCTAACAAACGCTTACTTACTAGCCACTCTATTTGTTCTTGAACAAAAGCAACATCAACACCAAACAACTCACTAATCTCTTCGGCTGTTATTTCGGGGTTACCTCTAAATTGAGTTAAGATAGCATTACGTAATTGATTAACTGTAAACTTTGGTTGAGCTGCCATTCTTAAGTTAATATCCATTGTTAACGGAGTAACTTCAAATGTTTCTAATACTTCATCCTCTTCATTAATATCATGTGCATTCTCGTAAGCTAATTTAATAAACAAGTTCTCTTTATCTTGCTTATCCTTACTCATCTTAACATTACATCCACACTTACTCATTTGTGTTGGCTCGGTTGTACCTTCGTTAATATCTAAGTTAATGAATTGTTTAGCTTGTTCTTCTGTTAACCCAAATGCCTTTAATAATATGATTGTTTGGTTTAAATTCTTTTTACCTTGTTCATAGTCATCAACCAATCTCATCATGTTACTGATTTGACGGCGTGATAACTTACTCATGAACTCGTTACCTGTTTGCTGCACTTGACTTTCAGGTGTTACAGGTGTTAAGGTTAATTCTAAATTGTATTTTTTAGAAATAAAACTTCTAATTTCATCCTTCGATAAAATGTTTTGAAGAGTTGGATTAGTGTAGTCTAATTCCTCAGCTATCCAGTCTAGTTGTTTTATCTTAAATAAATCTTTACCCGGCTGCCCAGTTTTTAAACTAAACATTTTTTCAAGTAGTCCAATCTTCTTAACCTGTGCAGGGATAGCCCACTTCTTAATATAAAGTTCATGTGCTTGTTGAATTTCTTTACTGTGGCTCATTCCTAACTTTCCGTCTGTTGCAAGCCCTGCTAAAGTAGGATTAATTTCGTGAGCGATAATAACTTTCTCACGTAAATTCTTCATTACCTCTTGATACTGTTTATCTAAATTACTTCCGCTTAATTCTTGAACCTCTGCACCTTTACCATTTCTATCAGTGAATACAACTAAAGAACCGCCTGCACTTTCCTCACCCTCTGTTTCATTCTTTACATTTGCTTTTATGTATTGTTTTTCAGGGTCTGTTGGGTCATCTTTGAATACTGTTACAATTGCGCTTTTACCAAAATTATTTTGAACTAAGTTATTAAAGTAAGTACTAATCCTTACATACGTATCAATATCAGTTAAAGTACTGTTATAAGAAGGTTTTGCATAGAACTCCTCAAACCTTTTAGAGGTCGGAAAATAATCCATTAAAATTAAGATAGAAGGCTTTTTGATACCGTCGTAATAACGTGGGTATCTTATGCGTGGTTCTATGTATTCATTAACCTGCCAATCATTTGAGTAATCTAAATAATTACCACATCTCGAAACTCTTAACTTACCGTAGTCTACATGGTAAAAATACAAGGGTTTTCCGAATACATTTGGAATTACTTTAACAGCAATTGCACCAAACGTTACATCGTCAATATCTAATTTCTTTGTTAAATCAAACCATGACTCTTTCGGGTTCGCATACTTTAAAAACTTTTGCGCTTCTAAATTATCACTTTCAATTTCTAACCCAGTTAAATACTTAGATTTTGTTTTAAGTATCGCACCGTGTTCGGATTGTGAAGTTGCTAATCCTAACAAGTAATTACCCCAATCGTTTTTCTTACCCCACTTAATAATATCATTGCCTAAGTCTTCACGTAATTCTAAACGGTTAACTTTACTCGCTAAAATTCTTTCTATGCTTGTATTTCCTTTTTTAGCCATTGTAAACGTAGGTTGTATTATTAGGATTGTTGTATTCTTTTATTGGACTTACATAATTTGATTTCATCACTCTCAGTATCTTTGTTTCAACTTTTGTTAATCCTGTAGGGTCTAAATTTGTTGCACTTAATTGTTCGTAAAAATTAACTATGTAAAATCCGTCATTTAATTTAACTTCACTATTCAAAGGGTTTGGCGTTCCGCTAACATCTGTAACATCGCATCTATTGTAAACTAATATGTTTGTTGAACTATCAATACCTATGCAGTAAACTTTTTCTTTTGTGTCATCTTTAATAAACTCGATTAAATAATTAGGATTAATCAAAGTGCCTTTCTCCGTGCCTGTAAAGATAAGTTTATTTGTTGTATTTTTTTCTAAAACCATTATTTTTTTTTACAAAAAAAGCCACTACAAATGTAGTAGCTCTTTTATTTTTACAAACCAATTTTATTTTATAGTGCAGGACTTAACAAGGCTGTGATTAACGAAGCATTTACTTCAATCATTGGACTTTCAGATTTACCTGAAAAGTTAGCAATGTGTCCGCTAAAATCTTCATACTTTTGACCAAATGGATTTTCAATAGTTGTTGCATCCATGCCACCGTCTAAACCAGCTAACCACCATGTACCGTTACGACGTTTAACGAATATAAGCAAACGGTGACGGCTTAACGTGTCTAAGTTTACTTTCGATAAAGTAGTAAAGCCTTTAGTTGTAAATGTGATTTGAGGCGTGTAGAACACGGTATCAGACTCAGCACTCACGGTTGAGTTATCTG